CCTGCAACTGCGCCAGCCCGCCAGCATTTCCGACATGGCCGAGCGTGTTGGCGGCGCGCTCACCGCCGTGGGCCAAACCATCAGTGATGGGCTGGAGGATCTGGGCAACCTCTCCCTGCCGCCGCTGCCGGATCTGCCAGAACTGCCTTCAGCCGACGAGCTACGCCAAGGCCTTGCCACGGCGCTGGAGGGCGCGGCGCACTATCTCGAGGTATCGCCGTATCAGTACGGCGTAGGCAGCCGCATGGGCGAGGCCGCATGGCTCACACCTGCGCAGGCCCTGCGGCTCACGGCGCAAAGCCTGGGCGGGCTTACCGTTGACGATGTGACAAACATGGACGCCGCCCTGGTGCTGGTGCTTACCGCCGCAGTGGATCAGTCCAGCCTTGCGGGGGCGCTTGGCAGCCTCAACAAGGCTTTTCCCCTGCCCGAGCTGCAAAAGCTGCAACGCCGGGCCAGGGGGGTGGCAGATCTGGAACAAACAAAATTTGTCATCCCGGCAGCACCAGCCTACCCGCCGTGGAGCAAGGTTGCCCCGCGCCAGTTGCCACAGGCGCGCCGATCAAGCAGGGCCATGACAACCATGGTGGCCCAGGCTGAAGGACTTGAGGCAGCTGGCAAAGCACCCTCTGACGTTATGGCCAGTTTCGCCAGCCGCCAGCAGGCCCGGGTGCAGCAGGCACAGCAGGAGCTGGCCGCAGTGGGCGACGAGCTCGCGGCCCTGGTGGATCTTTCTGCCTGGTTCGGCGTGTACATCGACGGGGCCGCCGCCGTGGCGGCCAAGGCCCTGGCCAGCCTTTCCCCGCCGCTCGACGAGCGCTTCAAATGTTGCACCGTGCTTTCGTGGTACGGCACCAGGGCCGAAGTGGCCTACTACAAAGAACTTTTCGGCCTATAGGATTCAGCCATGCCCGACTTTTTGCTGCTCGACGATTACACCGTTCCCGGCTTTGGGCTGACCGCCTCGCTCACCCTGCCCATCAAGGACGAGGACGCCAGCGGCGATTCTTCCAGCACGTCCAAGGCGGAAAAAGGCAAAAAGGGAAAAAAGCTGGAGGTAAAGACCAAGATCCGCTTCAAGGACGAGGACAAACTCACTGAATTTATGGCCCTGGCCGAAGCCACGAGCAAGGGCGACGGCAGGCTGTTCACCATCACCAACCGGGTTGCCAATGCTGCTGGCATGCGTCAGGGGCGCTTTTCCGGCGACGTAAAGATTGACCCACAGGAAGGCCTCGCCATGTGGGAGCTATCCTTCAGCCTGGGCGAACACAAGTCTGTGTCTGAAATGGCAGAAGACCGAGAAGCAACCCCCGCAGTTGCAGCCCAACAGAACAACGGTGGTAAGGTGGATGCTGCCGCAGCGCCGGAAGGATCCACCGGGGAAGATCTGGACTTTCTGCAACGCGGGCTAAAAAAATTGAATGATTGGTGGGGATAGGGCATGCGGCTACGCAAAAAACTTATGGTCGATGGGCAGGAATATGGCCTGGTCAACGAGAACGTGGCCCTCTACTACAACCGCCCGGGGCGGGCCGTGTTTCAGGTGCGCGCCACAGACGAGCAGGCGGACGCCCTCACGGGCATGGTGCAACTGGCATTAGGCTGGGCGCATTCTGACGGCATGACCCTGTTTTTCACCGGCGACATTGAACGCACGGTGCGGGTGGACGGCCAGCAGCGCCGCATGTTCTGCCGCGAAACTTCGGCCAGGCTCGACAGCAATATTCCCCTGGCCATACGCCACGCCACCCTCAAGGAAGTGCTCGGCGCGTATGCCGCCACCACTGGGCTGGAATTTATCGTGCCGGATCAACCCTATGCCACGGTCAAAGCGCCGGCCTTTTACGGGCACGGCAGCGGATTTCACGGGCTGGCCTGCGCTGGCGATATCTTTGGCATTACCGACTACCACTGGCAGGCCCAGGGCGACGGCAAAATATTTGTGGGTTCCTGGGCAGATTCACGCTGGCCAGACAGGCCCGGCACAATCGCGGAAGAATTTTTCACCGCTGCCGGCAGCGCGGCCCGCAAAATTGCGGCCGTGCCCACCATGCGCCCGGGGGCTGTGCTCAACGGGCAGCGCATACGCATGGTGCGCTTTTCCGGGCATGAAATGACCGTGGGATTTGAGGACGTGTAGCCATGCGCGAAATGATCAAAAAAATCATTATGGAACTGCTGCCAGAGCTGGCGGGCGGTCTGCACCTGGATCGCTACGCCCGGGTGCTGGCGGCGGGCGATTCCCCCACCGAGGGGGCCACCAGCGAACGCTTTCGCCCCCGGTATGCCGTGGATCTGGAAATCTTGGGGCCGGATATGGAGCCAGACGCCAGCTTTCCCAAGTACAGCGCAGTGCCGCTGCCCGTGAGCGTGGGCGGCGGGCAAGAGAGTGGCACTTTCAGCTTCCCCGAGGCCGGCGCGTTGTGCGTGGTCGGCTTTGCGTATGGCCGGCAGGATCACCCCATCATCCGGCAAATTTTCCCCCTGGGCACAAGCCTGCCCGCTTTGGAGCGCGGCGAGGTGCTCATGCAGCAGGGCCCCACCAGTTTTCAGCGAGTGGACGCCCAGGGCAACTGGCGGCGCGAAACCACCGCAGACATTAACGAGAACTCACTGGGCCGCACGGTCAAGGCCGAGAACTACAGCGCCGACCTGGGCAACGAAAACCGCAGCGTAGCCGCCCACAGCACCGAAAGCGTGGGCAGCTGCAAAACCATTGAGGCCGGCACGGTGCTTACCCTGGTGGCAGGCCTGCGGGCAGATATGGGCAGCCTGGGCGCGCTCAACCTCACGGCTGGCGGCGACTCCACCCACTCCACTGCCGGCACGGCACAGGAAACCGTGGGCAAGGATCACGCAAGCAAGGTCACAGGCAACCGCCAGATCGACATTGCTGGCAACCGTGGCCTGACCGTGCAGGGAGCCGACACCATAACCGTGGAAGGCGAGGAAACCATCAAGGCCAAGGGCAAGGTCACTATCGAAAGCGCGCAAGAGCTTTTGCTACGAGCGCCTGTGGTCAGAATCATGGGGGTTCTCTCCACCGAGGCCTACAACGGCGGCCCGGGTAGCTCCACGCTCTACGGCAATTTTGTCGTGCGCAACGGCGGCGTGTCCGTCCCCGACGATGACGTTACCGCCGGGGACGTTTCCCTGCGCGGCCATACCCATACGGGCGTCATGCCCGGCAGCTCCACCACCGGCACCCCGGTGGGTGGATAAAGTAACAACCCATGAGAGCCACGAGCCCCAACACCATAGCGCGGCTGTCGCCATCCGTAAGCCGGAAAGACCGGCCAACGGCTGCCGCGCCCAAGAGGCTTCGGACTCCTCATGCACCATATTCCCCCATCTGCACAAAATACTTTGCCTGAGCTGCGTTGCCAGCACTGCGGCAAAAAACTTGCCGAGGGCTACGTCGACCTGCTGGTCATCAAGTGCCCGCGCTGCCGCACCTACAACACCCTGAGGACTGACTGTCCCAAACGCGAGGCCGCTGAGCCCACCGGGAAAAGCGTATGCTCACAGTAGGAAGCCTGTTTTCAGGTGCCGGTCTGTGCGACCTGGGCCTGCACTGGGCCGGATTCCAGCACCGTTACTTCTGCGAGGTGGACGGCCTTTGCCAGTCCATCCTGCGCAGGCATTGGCCCGGCGTTCCTGTTTTTGACGATGTACGCACCCTGTCCGGGGCGCAGTTGCCCCATGTTGACGTTCTGTGCGGGGGCTTTCCCTGCCAGGACGTAAGCCTCGCCGGCCAGCGCGCTGGCATAACCTCAACTTCCAGAAGCGGGCTTTGGCATGAGTACAAAAGAATCATTGACGAAACGCGGCCGCGCTACATCATCGCGGAAAACGTGCCGGGCCTGCTCTCCCTCGGCGTTGAGGGCGTACTGCAAGACTTGGCCACGATCGGGTATGATGCGGAATGGCAGGTGCTGGGCGCAGGATCCTGCGGTGCGCCGCACCATCGGGAAAGGGTTTTCATTGTTGCCTACCCCCACCGTTCACGCACTGCGGGGAAACTACCTGTGCTATCTGCGCTCGCGGCAAACCTGGGCGACTACAACAAACCTGGGAACTTACTTGCTTGGGCTGGCATACGGTTTGACCGGACAAGAAAAGATTCGGCTGCCGAAGCATTTTCTCGACCCGTCATTTGTCGAGTGGATGATGGGAGCGCCCCAGGGCTGGACGCTGCCGATGGGCACAAGCCTGGCGCACGGCCCCACCTGCTCGGCAGAGTAGACACCACTACGGCAAAAGCATGGATCCCGCGCCTCAAGGCGCTGGGCAACGCCATCACCCCCCAACAGGCCTACGCAATCGGGGCTTGCATCCTTCAGACTGAAGGCCTGCCCGTTGCCCCCATGCCCTGAAGGGCAGCAATTACACGCTAAAAAGCACAAAAAAGGCGGGAAAATCCCGCCTTTTTTCATATCTTCAGCCATTTTCCGGCCTATATTTCCATTCTGCCCATGCTTTTTTGCCACTCTCGCCCATCTTTTTGCCACGCCTTGGGCCCGGGCCTGACCTCTGCCCGCCGCCGCGCCGATCAGCCGCGCCCCCAGAAAAAAAGCACTCCTCCGCCCCAAACCTTCGGCGTTTTTTTGACGCTTCTGTGCAATCCCAGAGCCTGCGCAAAGGGCAGGCAAATCTACGGGGCCAGGGGCGAAGAAGAGAAAGGCACCACTGCACTCTATGCAGCCATTTGCAAATGATTGCAGGCTGATTGCACACATTCTTGTCAGTTAATTAGGCATAATTTACCTATTTTTTTAGCCTTTTTTTAAAAAGCGCAAACGCCTGAATCGTGTTGTTTTGCAAGGAGCTGCGGACAGTATCACGAATGAAATCACGAATTGTCCCTAGGCACACCCAAAATCAGGGCATAAAAAAAGAGCTGGTCACATTTGTAACCAGCTCAAATTATTTACCAATGGCGGAGAGGGTGGGATTCGAACCCACGTAGGAGCTATTAACCCCTAACTCGATTTCGAGTCGAGCGCGTTACGGCCGCTTCGCTACCTCTCCGCAGGCCACAAAGGGCGTTGGGCACCC